TATTGGTTCTTCTCTATCAAATCCATACAATTCAGCCAAACCTTTTGAATTCAAGTATTCAGACAATTGCTTAACAAATTCCTTTATATAATTCTCAGCAATAGTATCAATATCACCCGTTCTAATATTATAAGGTTCTTCAAAAAGGTCTTCCGGAATATTCAATACTGTATATAACCTACTCGCATTATCAATCCGCATACCAAATTTCTTTTTAATTTCCCCACGATTCTCTTTCAATGTTTTTGAATAAGAAAAGTAAAGATCCATATCTTTCAATAAGCCCATATTAATTATATCTATTTTATAGTAAATTGTTTATAGATTATATATCATCATCAAGTTGTCTCTGTCTTATACTCATTAGATAATTTTTCAAAGTACCCGATGAACCAACTACACTCGATATGTCAGCAAGCAATGCTGCTACCGTATCCAACTTATCACCCAACCCATTCATATCCACTTCCTTGGATGTAGAACCAGCAACAGAAACAGCCGTACCTGATTCACTTCGTTTCTTATCCATATCAAGAGTAAGTTGCCCAAAAACATCCGACTTCTGTTCTAATTTAGTCATCATCATATCAAATTGATCAGGGTCAATTAATGATAACATTACAACAGAAGATGATAATGATCGTATTGCCTGCATTTTTTCAAGATCCAATGAACTGATTGAATCAGAGAAACGTTCCATAGATGTACCAAGTTTCTCAAAAGAATCTGCCATAACAACTATGGTATCAGTATCTCTCAACCTCTCTACTATATCAAGATATCCAAATATCGCACCTTTTACACCTTGCATATAATATTCATCCGGATAGAACATCCAATTACCCTGTGAAAATATCCTATCAACCTGTAAAATTCCTTCGGCAATATCAGGAAGTCCAAGACCAACAAAATCAAGCAATTCAGTTGCAATTATATTCAATAGATCAATTTCCCTAAAAGCACGTACAAAACTTGTAAGTGTTGCAGAAACACCGCTTATCCATTCAGTTGTTGGAAATTTGGAATAATCCCCTTTACTCAAAAGACTGGAAACAGTATAAATAGAACCAGCCATTGCAACCATAGAAGCAGTTCCTATCGCTATCATTGGACCGAACATGATCGAACCAACACCAAATGCTGCAAGAACACCACCAAATTTCAACAAAGTCATTGCAGCACCGGACATCCAATCAGTTGTTGGGAATTTACTATAATCACCTTTGGATAAAAGCAATGAAACAGAATATATTGTACCCGCAACCGCGAGAATAGACATAGACCCAAAAAGAATAGCCGGACCCATAACAGCCATACCTAGTGTCATTATACCAAATGAGGTCATTGTGAGTGCAACACCACCTACCCAAGCAATCCCGGGATAAGCATTCGTATCATAATTACCCATTGCTAATATATGTGATGTAGCAACTATGGTAAATGCAAGTGTAACTACTGATGCTGCACCGGCTGCCAATACCAATGCGCCTGTCCCACCCGATGCAACCATTAAAGCACCGAGTGCCAATGTTGATACACCAAATGTAAGTATAGAAAGACCAACTCCCGCAACCCAACTAACATCTGGATATGTTCCATATTCACCCATTGATAATATATGAGAACTTGCTGCAATAGTAGAAGCAATTATAAGAACAGATGCCCCACCAACAAGGTAATCACTTACCTTACCCAACCTACCAACGGCAACCATTGATAATCCCAAAACCGGGGTAACAACAGCTAATGCAAGACCCAAACCAACAACTGTTAATAGTTGATCAACACGTAATGGAACTATTGCACTCATTATAATAGATGAAGCTGTTATGGCAGTAGATACTGCCGTAAAGAAAAGAGGCATCATAAATAACTTACCAACACCCATTGTTTTCTCAAGTATCACCATACCAATAGCAATCTTATCCATAAAATATGATATACCAGCAAATATACCAGCAATAACAATCGATGTAAGTGCTTGTGTCATAGATATGGGTACTATAAGATTCATCACCCAAGATGAAGCTGTTATGGCAGTAGATATAGAAACAAGGCTTAAAAACAGCTTACCTGGATTGATTTTATGTTTATCAAAAGCAGCAACACCTTTCATCATCTTATCCATATTCATCGCAACAACTGCAAATGTACCCGATATCATTATCGCAGTAAGTCCTTGTGTAAAGGAAACCGGTACTATTAAATTCATGACCCAAGATGCAGCAGTTATAGCACCCGAAATTGACATCAAAGCCAATAAAACTTTCTTACTATCAATACCAGCAGCTTCATACTCAGCAACACCCTTCATCATCTTAGACATACTAGAAGAAATTATAGCAAATGTACCTGAGATAACAATTGCAGTCAAACCTTGACTAAATGATATAGGAACTATTAGGTTCATCGCCCATGATGCTGCAACAATACCCGCACTTACCGCACCAAACATAGCAAGGACACTTGATGAACTCACATTTGCCTTGTCATATTCAGAAGCACCTGACATCAATTCACTCATACTACTTGCAATGATAGAGAACATCCCAGCAATTATAAGACCAGTTGCCAATTGAAATGGACTGACCGGAATAACCAATTGTAGTGCCCAAGAGGAAAACGCAATTGCAGATGCCATAGTAGCAGTAACACCAAATAAACTTGCCATGTTCCTTGGTGTCAGATCTTTCATCTCTGCAATTCTTTCAAATGCATACGCAATCAATGGTAATGATATGGATAATGCTATCACAGAAGCCCAGTCAACTGTTCCAACCAGTTGGAAAGCCAATCCAATTGCCATAACTGCACCAGCAATCAAGACAATTACACTCACACCATCTTTCAACATTTCTTTCTGCTTACCTGCTCCCTGAAATACCTCAGATGTTGGGGATTGTTGCTGTTTTTGTAATTTTATTATGGTTTCTTGATTATCAAGTATTTTCTTATTATCCTCTTTCAATGATTCAATTCCCTCTGATATTTCCAATAAACCCCCCGAAAATCCACCTCCTTGCATTGCACTTCCAACCGAAGAAACTTGCTTCTTATTATCTAAATGATCAGCAACTTGTTGTAAGGCTTCTGCCACATTATTCAAGGCATTAAGTAATTCTCTATCCATTAGTAACTTTTAATTATGAGTTATATATAAATTATACAAAGACATCTTAATATATAAACTATGAAAACAAACAATATTATGGGGTTCAAGTCATTCATACATAAAGTAAAAGAGTCATACCGAGATAGGAAAAAAGATGAAATATTGGATAAGATGATTGCCAAAAAACCAATAACTGATTTTGAAAAGGAATTTTTAAAAAATTTCGACACAATAGATACAAAGGATATGATGGATTTTGTTATGCTCGATAAACAAACTACACATAATCAAATAACTTACTTACTCAATAAAGGTTGTAAAATAATATGTAACCTTTCCGACAGAAATGGTAAAATAGGACTTCCCATAGTATCAATATACAATGATTTCAATGATGAATTCTCAACTGTCAAAGTTACAAGTGGTGAAAAATGTAAATTGAAAACAAATTACCTATACAACATAATATACAATAACCGAAAAAATGAATATTCATTGGAAGAACACGATGTATATTATGAAAAAATACCAGTAAATAACGATGATACTTAAATTCAAAGAATTCAATGAGGCAAATGGTATAGAATGGTTGGGTCCAGTTGGACCGGGTTGGCCAGAAACAAAAACACCGAATACATTAAGTGATAATGATACAAATATCAAGCAATGTGAAATTGATAATAAATTATACACATACGATGATTATCAAACCATATATCAAGAATACTTAAAATTGGGCAATGGTCCATTGAATGGATTTACATTGGATAATCTCAACACAGTAGTCCAAACATTACAAGAAGAGAATTAAACATTATATAGAGGTATTTTCACATCTACATTATTCAATGTAAGACATAAATATCCATATGTTGCTCCTGTTGTAGATGCAGTTGCAATAGGTGAATATGTTGAGCCAACAACAAACTGTGAACCAGTTGATACTACTGCCTTATAACCAAGTGCAATTGAATCATCTGAAAATGATGAACCTGGTTGTACAAAACTCTCAGCACCAATAAATACACTATGACTCCCTGTATGAACTCCACCAGAACCAAAACCTACACTTACATTATAACCACCGGAAGTATTAGAACCACCAGCGTTAAATCCAATATATGTATTCTGACCACCGGTCGTGTTACTTGACCCAGAGGTATATCCTAAAAATGTATTATTATTACCCGTTGTATTAACAATTCCAGCATCTCTTCCAAAAAAAGCATTTTGAACACCATCACTTGACCTACCCGCCCTTTGACCAACATAAGTATTCTTTGAACCTGTTGTATTTAAATAACCTGCCTCGTGTCCAACAAATGTATTACATTCACCACTTATATTAAAACGCCCCGATGAAGAACCTATAAATGTATTTCGAAACCCTATGGTATTAACTTGACCAGATGCATTACCCATAAATATATTATCATTCCCACTTGTATTGGATTTACCCGACCAATACCCTACAAATACATTCCTAGAATTCGTATTAGCTTGTCCTGCCTCATACCCCACAATAACATTACACGAACCTAAAACATTTGACTCACCAGAGCCATCACCCACATAAACATTCCGACCACCACTAACATTTGACTCACCCGAAGAAAGTCCCAAAAAAGTATTTTTTGTTCCACTTGTGGTGTTCCGCCCAGCAGCATAACCAATAAATGTATTATCACCACCGGTGGTGGAAACTCCTGTATGGGACCCAATAAACACAGAATTTGATATAACTGAAGAACTACCACCAGAACTTCTACCAATAACAACAGAATCTGTTATATTTGTTGATGCAGAAGCAGCAGCAATACCCATAACAGTAGCATCACTTCCAATATTCGAAGGCTCTTTATATGTAACAAAAACATCACCATTCAAAACGTCAATATAACCAGCAGACCCTGTTGCACCTGTTGCTCCCATTGGACCAGTTGCCCCAACTGAATAACTAGTACCCATTGTAGATAAATCCACTAACTCAATGTTACCACCATTTACAATACTCGAACCCGTGGCTGCACTCAAAGTACCATTCAATATCACCACTTGTCCAAATGTTGCAATGTCAAGTGTACCGAATACCTCAAGATCACCATAAACAAAATAACTCTGATAATTACCAACACTCACTGTTTGACTTGCCGTTATGGTATATTGTGGATAAACTGGCTCAATTGGTAATTGATAAATACCTTGTGCCCCACCAACATTATATAAAGAAAGACCCGTGCCTGCAATCAGATCAATTGATATATCACGAGTTACCAATGAAGGTTGTTCTACATTTATACCGGTACCACCCAAAACATTTGCCAATAGGTCAACTTGTTGAACTGACCCTGAACCTGAATTGACTATTGTCCCTGAACCTGAAATTGTTCCATTTATAACAACTACTTTCCCATAATTATCCAATAGACCATCAACTTCAAGATCCCCATATGTCATGTACAAGGATTGGGTTGATACACTCACTGTTTCACCGGTTGGTATCGACCATTGTGGATATGAAGAACCATCCGAAAATTCTTGTCTTTCCCATGCACCACTTAAATAAGACCATATTGGTCCCTGATCATCATCTACTCTAATTGACATCCCCTCTGTCGGACTCGTATAAGACCAAGTACCACCATTGAATTCGGCAATTTGGTCATCTTTACCTAACCATCCACCAACACCACCGTATATGAGATACCTATCCCCCGTACTCGGAACTAAAAGAGATGGGTCTCCTGTACGTGTAACTGCAGAATCCTGCCACTCAGTTGTGAAACTTGCACTTGGACCCAATGCCAATAATTGCCAATTTGAATTATCATAAAGATCAGAAGAAACCAATTGTTTCAATTGATAGAAATCATCACTACCTTCAACATAAACCATCATACCAAAATCCCTTCGGTCAGTCGGTATCTGATTTCTTTCCGCCAAATTACTCACTGTATGAAGACCACCCTTTATCTCATCGGCATATGCCGTTGGGATGGTCATCCCTGTTGTAAGTGGTCTGATCGGTGAAGATACTAATGTTCCTTTATTCTGAGCCATTTAATTAAATAGATTTTAACTATATATTAAATACCTATTGTAGTTTACCAAAAATTACTTATCTTTGTATTATGAAAGAAAAAGAATTAGTTATTGTAGTACGTGAATTTGATAAACTGAATCTCATAGAAAATGATATGTATTCAGAAAATCCCGATTTGTATGAAAATTACAAACTTTCTGATTTACCACTTGTAAAATATACAGAAAAACTCAAAAAAGAAAATAAGACATTGTTAGAAAATTTCAATGCCATATCTAAATCACTTGATAATGATGAGGAATTTGTATATTATTTATCCGTAAAAAATGATCTTTTATACATTGCTGGATATGATACATTTGCAGAAGGTCGTGAAAAACTTATGGATCTTGTCAAAGAATTGAAATTGGATATTGAACTTATCGATTATAAGATTCCACTAACAAGAACTCAGAAAGAAGACCTCCGAAAGTTAATAGATGATGTATATGAGGGGAATGTAGATGCATTCTATTACGAATACTTCTAATTCAATTTAAGCCTTCTGATGTGATATCCCAATGTGTTCCATAATATGGAATAGATATCATCAAATTCATCATACCGTATCCTTACCATATTGATATAGTTATCCTCACAGTAATCGTTCTTTATCTGGTCGTTTTCTCTGAGCAAATAATATGATGTCGTGCCACCGAATAACTCTACCGGTTGGTAATGTTGGATACCATCGAATTCTATACATGTTCTCATAGAGGGGATGTAGAAATCAAATGGTAACTTTTTTTCATTTACACAATCTTCAAATTTATGTTTATATGAATATGTTATATCATACTTATTCAAAAATTTCATTATCCCCTTTTCACCTTTCGAATGATTACATTCAGGACAACCAACACCACTCAAATGTGAATTAGGTGTTTGTTCAAAATCTCCGTGGTATGGACAAGTTATTAAAATTTTTTCATTCGATTTCTTATAAACCGACTTTTCATATTTGTATCTGAATTCATGTATAAGATTTGCTTCTGATATAAATTGGTGTGTTGTTTTTTTCAACAGCCTCATTTCTGGTCGATCACCTCTTAGATGATATCTAGGTTTTTGTAAATATATAATATCACGAAATTTTATCTTAACAGGTGTATCTGTATCAACATATTCAACTAATGAATAATCATATCTATCCTTAAATATTTCAACAGACTTTCTTATAAATGTTTCTGTATCTATAACATTTAAACCCTCAGGCCTCAATCCTTTTAAATGATACTGTGGACATTGATTATAAATCCTCTCACGGAATTTTATCTTAACAGGTGTTTTCATATTAACATAATCAACCATTGAATAATCATATCTATCTCCAAATATTTTAACAGACCGACTTATGAATTCACTTTTAGTCAATTTACTACTACAACTAAATTCAGGCTTTCTCCCCATTAAATGTTTAGCAGGTGTTTGTTCATAAATTATACCATCATATATTATCTTCACATGTTTATTCATTGATTCGTATTCAACCATTGAATAATCATATCTATCTTTAAATATTTTCACGGAATCACTTATAAATTTATCAGTAGTATACATACGTTCACATTTATAACCACACAAATGATTATTAACAATTTGTCTATATTCTACACCCTGATATATCAAAGTAATAGGCTTTGTACTACCTTTAAATTCTGATTTAGAATAATCATATTTATTATGACCCCACAACAATTTGGATTTATTTATGAAATCATCAGTATTCCTTATTCGAGATTCTTCTGGACACTTACCATTCAAATGATACACAACTTTTTGTTTAAAAAGTAACCCTTTATATCCAATGAATACATAATCACTACTAATAACTTTATCAGGAACTGATTTATAATCATATTTACATTTAAATATCTTATTCGATTTATTCACAAATTCTTGCTTAGTCATACTTTTCACCACATATTATATTTGTATGTATATATAATAACAGATAGCTCCCCTATTCCCCCTCAACTCGTTATTTCTATATTATACCCATCCTATACGGGATTTGGTAATATATAATTAAAAGAAATTACATAATATGGCTAAGAAAAAAAGTAGTAAAAAATTCACATTCTCGGAAGTAGGTAATCTGTTAAATGATATCACCAAAAAAGTTCCTGTTGTCATTGAAACAGAAGCAAAAGAAAAGCATTTTATTGATACTGGGGTTTATCTTTTAAATGCAGCATTAAGTGCTGATATGTTGAATGGCGGAGTACAACACGGTAAGATATTCACTGTTGCCGGTGATTCTGGAACGGGTAAAACATTTGTTGCACTATCAATTGCAAAAAATGCACAAAGAGATGGTATGGGTGTTATATATATTGACACAGAACATAGTTTGAATTATGATGATTTAGCAAATTATGGTATCGATAATGATACTGAAAAGTTCAAACTTATAAGAGGTAATAAAGTTGAAGATATTAATATCCTCCTAACACAATTATTGGATTCACTCAAAGAACAAAAAATAAAAAATGGTTCTATCGACCCATTCCTAATTATACTAGATTCTGTTGGACAAATGAGTTCAAACAAAGAAAAAGAAGATTTAATATCTGGGAATCTTAAAGTTGATATGACAAGAGCAAAAGCATTAGCTGCTATGTTCCGTTCAATTAACACTGATCTAGGATTTTTAGAAATTCCAATGGTTGTTTGCAACCATGTTTATCTTGAACAAGGCCAAATGTATCCTTCTCAGGTCTTGAAGGGTGGAAAAGCATTGGTGTATTCAAGTTCGGTTATTGGTATGATGTCAAAAGCAAAATTGAAAGATAATAATGTCGATGATATGGACCTTGGGCAATCAGGTATTGTCGTAACGTTTAAAACTGCTAAAAACAGATTAGCAAAACCAAAGAAAATTAAATTTGAAATATCATTCATATCCGGTATGAACCCATACACAGGCTTAGATGCTTTCTGCCGACCAGAATATTATGAACAAATCGGAATTGCAAAGGGTAAAGAAGAAGTCGACAAAAAAACGGGGGAAATAACATTCAAACCCGGTGGTCATAGATGGTATATTAGACATTTAGGTAAATCAGTCTATTCAAAAGACCTCTTTAAACCAAATGTTTTCACACAAGAAGTTCTTGAAACTATGGCACCGATTATAAATGATTACTTCAGATACCGATCAGTTGATGAAATTGAAGAATCTGTCAAAGAGTTTGATGAAATACAAGATAACGGTGTAGTCGAAGGTGAAGACTTCGATGCAGGGGAATTATTCGAATAAAAGATAGTGTGATCAACATTGTTCATCACCATTCAGAAAAGACCTCAATAGAGGTCTTTTCTTTTTAATACTCCCAACTACTAATTATCTCTTCTAATTGATCACTAACATCTCCTAAGGAATCAACTGATTGATTTCCGTGTGGGTATGGAGTTTCATCTTGGATGTACTGTTTGATCCTATCAAGTTTCTCAAGTATTTTTTTCTGATCTTTTGGAATTTGTCTTTGACGTTCTTCCATTTCCTTGTCTGTATAGAAGTTGTTTGTGTTGTTGTTCTCTATCATATTACAAATATAATAAAAATATATACAACATGGAATATTTAAATTCTTCAAAGAGTATTATAATAATGATTCTTTTTTTGATAAAAAATAATCACTGAATAGTTTCTCTATAATCAAGTAAGTCCTGATAATTAAAGTATCTCTTTTTAAAGTAATCTTTTGGAAAATGACCAGTAATATCTGTCCAATTATCCCTATTCCCGTATAAATACTTTATTATTTTTTCGTCCTTCTTATTATTCAGATCAAATACACTCCGTTCAAATGTCTTAGGATATTCATCAAAATTATTATACATCCATGGATCGATTATATATCTATCATTAAGTACTGCAAAATGATGTCCATCGTCCGAATCTTCACCTTCAAGTTCAATGAAATATTCACTTTCTGGATTTTCATAAGTACTGAAACCATATATCTTTATACCATCCCCTTCATCATTCTAATTGCATTTGCAACTGATGTGCAATAAAAAGAACCACCTTTATCAATAACTTCTTCAATTAAATTAACAAAATTTGGATCATCATATATATATGGATCAAATGTGGAATTATTCTCGAAATATTTAAGATGTTTCATTTATTAATTTAATTCTGCATTTTGTGACTTAACGAATTCCATATATGACCCATATTCTTTTACAATATCTTCATATGGAACTTTTTCAAATCGACCTATATCTTTTTTATTCACTAACTTACTTGGAGTGACAACACCATCATCCAACCACTTCTGACACATATTCAGGTAATGTTTCTTTTCTTCGGTATTAAGTTTATTCAAAATACCGATCCAATCCATAACCTTCGTGAAATCTTCATTATACCGATTATCAATTAACCACTCCACTACATCCAAATGTTTATATTCGAATGCAACAATGACCAATTTTGGACGATCCGTATAGACCACACCTTTTTCGTGAAAAAATTTAACAATTTCCAACCTTCCGTGTTTAACACTATGTTTTAATAACATTTGGTATAAGTATGAGGTATGGTCTTTATGTCTTTTCAATCTGTTGGCCAATTCATTGACATCACTTCGGAATACAAGATCCCTTAATTCAATTTGTTCCTGTTCTTCCTTGTCAAATTCTTCTTGGGTTTTAGCCTCATTGAATGTATTCCAGTTTTTTATAGTCATTATCTATATATTATTTCCCTACATATATTTATTCATCGTACCACCAATGTTATTCAAACTCATATGATATTGTTTGGGTCCAACAACATATTTTGGACTCATTTTGGTTATTTGTTCCGGAAACTTAGTGAAATATTCAATCAATTCCTTCTTAATTTCATATTCATCTTTAGTATTATCTACACTATCCATCCTTAAAGATAATCTATACCAATTATTATCTACATAATTCTTTATTTCATGTGGTGTATGTTCCATAATAAATCCAAAAATTAAAATATAAGTATTAAAATACTATATAGTATCATGATGTTGCATCTTTTTTGCCCATGGAGGGATTCATTCCTATAAAATTACCATTTGCCGATTTAATGTCTGAACAACCCAACATTTCTTTTAAAACATCAGATATTACTTCATCCGTTAATAAATTATTAGAATATGTCTTCAATTTTGATTCATCAACGAATTTCCCCACCTCAACTTCCATAGGAAATCCTTCTACCTTAACTTTTGATTTCGAAATAGAATTTGATATCATTGATATCATATTATCTTTGATTATGTTCATTTCAGATTCATCAAATACAACAACACGATTATCTGCAACCATTCCATCAACATCAAATATATGCCTTGCCGGATTTACAATTGATATTCTACTCAAAGCCGTATCAAATTTATCTGCCAATATCTTTTCATGGTCAATAGATGCATTTGGTATATTACTATACACATCAATTTCTGAAACTTCCGATTCAAGTGACTCCATTATATAACTTTCAAAAGTGAGTACATTATCCTTTTCCATTGAAACCCGATCATCAATAACATCATCAATTACCCTATTGATCATTTTAACACTATCCAACCCACTCTTCTCAAGGTAGGATTTTACACGATTTGGATTAAGATACTTCTTCAATTTTGAAGGTCGTATGTTCCATTCATCTATGTATGAATCAATATACTGATTTATAAGATCATAATACTTATTAACCTCTTCTGTTGTTTCCATATCAGTATATATAAAATCTTTCATACCAAAGTATGATGTGCATTAGGTTTTTAATATATAGATTAAATTACAGATACAATTCAATGTTCCTTTCGAGTTCAAAAAGTTACCATAACAGAAAACCGGTTGAATTTATAATACGTGAGAATTATATGTCCTTACGAGAAGACAAGGAATATATCCCAAGATTTTCATTCAAAGATATTACTGAGTTCAAGAACATTCCGATAAACGAACCAATAAAGTATAACCAAGACATTGTTATAAAGGCGATAAAATATGGTATGATCTTTCTTATAAATTACAAAGGTGAAGAAGATAAACACTTTGCCGGACACGAAAGAGTTATTTATCCAATGGTCATTGGTAGGTCATCAAAAGGTAAAATACTTATAAGAGGATGGCATTTGAATGGATGGTCGGTTTCTAAGAATCGCCACGTAAATAAGATATGGAGGCTGTTCAGAGGGGATAGAATTCTTTCTATGACATTCACCGGTTCATTTTACAGACTTGCCCCCGAAGGGTATAATATGAATGATAAAGGAATGAGAGGTGGTATTATTGCCAAGGCAGATTTTAATGCTATACGAAGAAACCAACAGAATTTGGTAAAACGGAATTACCTACAAAACCGAGACGAAGTATCAATTGGTACAGATGAAGAAAAATTCTCAACTATTCGATTAAAGAATACTGAATCTCAATTAGACCTCAACGAACCAACGGAAAACGCATACATAAATAACCTAAAATCTTCTGATAATTTGAGGATAAGTTTTCTTAAGTCAATATATGGAACTGAATATGTTGCAGTCCTTGGGGCAATCGGTAAGCCAGGGAACACTGTGAAAATACTCACAGATGATGGTAAGAGTTTAGGCGTATATAAAGTACTCGATTCAACCACGGGGGAGATATTGAAAAATATAAAGAACGTCAAAGGAAATACCATATACGACCTATACATATTTGACAAGAAATTGTAAAAACAAAGTTTAGTATCTGATATATAAATTATATGGAAATATACACACAAAAAGAGATAGATTCTATCAGGAGCAAACAAGAAACCAATGACCGTTTAGAAAAATATTTCTTACAAAAGAGAGATGGTTGGAATAACTTACTAGCACCACTTTTTGAGGTCGTTAAAATGGAACCATCAAAAGAGACATCTACAAAAATAACAGATACTCAATCAATGTCATTGGCATATCGTCAAAAAATAAATGAGGAGATATCAATATATCTTGAAAAAAGATCAAGACAAGATGTTAAGATAAAAAAGTTGAAACAAGATAAGTTCTTGTTCTATGCAACGGGATTTGGTCTAAAAACAAATTATGGCGAGAAACAATTGATGATAGATGGTCATATCCGAGAAGAAGAAAGAAACATCGAATTAATTGAAAATTATGTAGAGTTTTTACGTGCAATGAATAAAAACCTTGAATCACTTCAATATACTTTGAAAAATATTATCGAACTTTACAATATCCTATTAAGATAAATTACACTAACCAATTTAATATATACCATATGGAGAAATTTTTAGAAAAGTTCGATGAATTCGAAAGAAAGAATTATAATAGGAAATATCCACGTATAATTAATCCTGAAACAATTTGGGATGGTACTTGTAATTTAATAAGGAATATGGACAGAAAAGGACTACACCCATAT